CAGGAGCTGCAGACATCCCTTTTTTAAATGCAGCTATTGAAAAGGCAGGAGCCACAGCATCAGATGCAGGGCTAAACTTTCAAGAGATGGTTGCAGCAATTGAGACAATTGCTCCAAAAGTGACAGAGCCAACCACAGCAGGCCTGCAGTTGAAAAATGTATTTTTAGAATTAAGCAAAGGAGCTGATAAATTTAATCCTGCAGTAGTTGGAATGACTGCAGCCTTAGACAATTTAGCTGCTGAGGGATATGGTAACACAGGCAAGGCTGCTGACAAATTTGGAAAGATCTCAGCAGTGGGAGCAGCATCCTTAATCAATAATAGAGATAAATTTGCAGAGTTTACAGGAGCAGTCTCTGTCTCAGGGACAGCTCTTGAGCAGCAAAGGATTAACAATGACAATCTTGACGGATCTTTGAAGATGTTAGGATCTTCAATGGAGGGACTTGCAATCACTTTAGGATCAATCCTTGAGCCTGTAATTAGAGTAGTAATTGACGGATTGGCCTCTTTGGCCTCCTTTGTATCAAATAATATTGATGTGATTGGGATATTAGCAGCAGGAGTGATTGCTTACTCAATTGCTACAAATACAGCAGCAATTTCTACAGCTTTTATGACAGGAGTCACAAATGTAATGACAGGAGCACAATGGCTATTAAATGCAGCATTAAATGCAAATCCTGTGGGATTAATAGTGGCAGGAGTGGCATTGCTTGCAGCAGGCTTTGTGCTTGCTTGGAAAAAATCAGAAACGTTCAGAGGTGTATTGCTTGGCACTTGGGAGGTCATCAAGACTCTTGCATCATCATTTGGATCACTTGTGGAGATGTTTGGGAGATTTTTAATAGGAGACTTTGCAGGAGCAAAAAAGATCTTTGATGGCTTATCAGATAATTTAAGTACATCATTTGAGGATGGATTTGCAAAAGGCAAGGATAAGATTGAGAGTGAGGGTGTTGATGTGCCAATAGGAGCAGAGGCAGTGTCAGGATCTCCTGCAGGAGGAGGAGTGACAAAAGCAGGAGGAGGAGTCAAAGCCACAGGAGCTGTCTCAGGAGATGTGTCAGGAGCAAAAGGATCAAAGCTGACAAATATCAATATCACTATTAATAAATTAATTGAGGAGCTCTCAATCAATACTACAAATTTAAAAGAGGGGACTGCTCAGATGAGAGATGAGGTCTCCAAAGCATTGCTGACAGCAGTCAATGATGTAAATATAATATCAGGATAAATGGCAAATTTTTTCTTTAATAGCAAAGGGCTGACATCAGATGATCAAGAGTACACTTTTGATACTGATGACTTATCAGATGACATCATCAAGATCTCAGCTCTTGGGACTCCAATTGTCTCAAATGTATCCTTTAAAGCAGGGAGCTACACAGCAGGCAATCAGTCTGTCTCATTTGATGGGATTGATCTTGACTCAGTATTGATCAATATTAATCAATCAAAGAATGTAGTCACTACAGAAGTACAGGGGAGATCAGGCACAATCAAGGAGTATATCTCAAAAGGAGATTATGTGATCAGCATTAATGGCTTTTTGGTATCTGATGACAATGACTCTTATCCTGCTGAGCAATTGAGGACATTAAATGAGATCTTAAATGCTCCAATTTCTTTGGATTTTACCTCAGAGTTTTTGGATAAATTTGGATCCTTTGATCTTGTGATCACAGATTTTAGCTTCCCACAGGAGGCAGGCTTTAGAAATAGACAGGCATTTTCAATAAATGCATTAAGTGACAATCCAATTGAATTGCAGATAAATGCAGAGGCTAACTTGTAGGATATTAATTGGCAAATTTGAGTTTAATTATGTCAATGAGCTCACAATTGAGAGCTCTTGGGATGAGTTCACAGATAAGGCCTCAATCAGGCTCCCAAAAAAATTGGAGTTTAATGGAGAGCCCATCATCTCAGGATCAAATCCTTTATTCAAGAGAGGAGATGCTGTGGAGATTTGGCTTGGATATGATGATCAATTAAACAGGGAGTTTATTGGATTTATATCAGATGTCAAGCCATCTCTGCCAATTGAGATCCTTTGTGAGGATTTTATGTGGAAATTAAAACAGAGTAATATTACAAACTCATACAAATCCGTAAATTTAAAGACATTGATCTCTGATCTTTTATCAGGAGATTATGCAATTGACTTTGATGCAGATGACATTGAGCTTGGCAAGTTTAGCATCTCAAATGCAAGCATTGTTGAGGTCTTTGAGGAGTTAAAAAAGACTTACGGATTAATTACTTTTATACAGGATGGCAAGCTGTTCTGTGGCCTGCCTTACAGAGAGGAGCTACAGCAGGAGCAGCAGTATGATCTTGAGTACAATGTGGCTGACTCATCAAATCTTGTCTATACAAGATCAGATGACAAACAGATCAAAGTCAAAGCAATATCATCAAACTCTGATAATACAACAGAGGAGATTGAGCTTGGAGATCCAAATGGAGAGCAAAGGACTTTTTATTTCACTAATATACCAAAAAAAGATCTTGAGGCCACAGCTCAGAGAGAGCTTGACAGGATCAAAGTGGATGGATACACAGGAGATCTGACAGCTTTTGGAGTGCCATTTGTACAGCAAAATGATGCAGCAAAGATCACAAGCAGAGTGACTCCTGAGCAGGATGGGACATATCTTGTCAAAGGTGTATCTGTATCATTTGGAGTCTCAGGATTTAGGAGAGTGATAAAACTTGATAGAAAAATTAGCAATTAGATATGACAATCAGAGATGCAATAAATGAGATTATTAAAAAGAGGATCCCAATTGTCTCAAAGCCTTGCAGAGTCTTATCTGTGAATGAGGCAGAGAGCACTTGTGATGTTGAGCCATTGGACAAAACTGCAAAGATTTTTGATGTTTTACTCAATGCAGATCTAACAGATGAGACAGGGATTGTGGCTGTGCCTGCTGTGGACTCAGTTGTGTATGTGACTTTTGTGAGTCCTGTCTTGGCTTTTGTTTCTCTCAGTGCAGTAATTGACAAGGTATTTATCAAAATAAAAGATATATCTTTGGAGGTAGATAAGGACTTGATCAAATTAAATGGAGACTCAGATGGAGGCTTGACGATCACTCCCACATTGAGAACTGAATTAAATAAGACTACAGCAAGGATCACAGCTCTTGAGGTCTTGATTGCAGCACTTGGAGCCTCACAGGCCTCAGTTGCAGGATCAATCCCTTTATTTGCTCCTTTGATCCCTGCTTGGAGTGCTGTGAGTGCAGGAGTTGCAGCATTGCCTCCACAAGGTCTGTATAATACAAATATTGAGAGTACAAAAGTAAAACAAGGATAATGATCACTGATGTAATATACAACAAAACTGCTCCAATAAAGCAGGGAGATTGGATCCTTGAGGAGTCAGAGCAGACTCATATTGAGGATATATTGATCACTAATAAAGGAGAGTACAGACAGCATCCTCTTGTGGGAGTTGGTGCTCTTAATTTTTTAAATAGTACATTGGACAAGGACACAATCAAAAAAAGAGTGTCTGTTCAATTAGAATATGATAATTTTAAGGTAGATGATATCTCACTTTTAAGAGATGGATCAATCAGGATATCAGCAAGACAAAATGAGCAGATATAAACTCAAGACAGATCAAAATATTTATGATCTTGCAATCCAAGAGACAGGATCTGTGGAGGGAGTTTTCTCTCTGATCAGAGACAATGACAATGTGATTAATCTTGATCATATTTTCTCTTTTGGAGATGAGGTGCTGATTGATGATACAGCAATTGATTTGTCTGTAAAAAACTATTTTAAGACAAGGCCTGATCTGTTCGTAACTACAGGAGAGGAGGAGATCATTGGAGATTTTAACAATGATTTTAATAATGATTTTAATAATTTTTAAATATGGCAATATTAGATAAAACACAATTACAGGCTTTGATTGACTCAGTGATCACAGCAAATGCAAATAATGAGATCACAGGATCTGTCTTAAATGGAGTCCTTACTGATATGATTGACAGCCTTGTAAATATTATCACAGATGCTGACTCAATTGGATTTTATCAGTATGATACTGCAAAAGAGTACAACACAGGAGAGCTGACTTATTTCAATAGCAATTTTTATATCTCAAAAGAGGTGCAGACAGCAGGATCTTTTGCTCCTGCAAAGTGGATTGCAATCACATCTTATACAGATAATGCTGATTTTAATTTAACCTTTCAAATTTATAGTCCTGTATCTGTTTATAATATAGGAGACAAAGTGAGATATAATAATCAGTATTTTATCTGTGATCTAAATGGTACTACAGGGACAGATCCTGATGATGCAGATCCTGCTTGGAGCTCTGCTTATGTACACAATGGAGATGAGTCAAAAGAATGGGCTGCAGGATACTATTTGCAAGGACAGAGAGTGACTTTTAATGGTAAAAGATATTATTTGACATTTGACACAATTGGAGGAGCATATTTATCAAGCACAGATCCTGTGACTGATGCTGCAAATTGGGATCAATTTAATATGAGCACAGGGAGCACTCCTGATTTATTTCAAGTTTTAACAGCAGGCAATAAAACTACAGGATTAGACATCAAATTGAGTGACTTTGGCAGATTAATTTTTGAGGAGCTGTCAGGCAATGTCTTAACTAATCCATTAAATTTAGCCTTACTTGCTTATGACATTAATAATAAATTAGCATTTGCCTCCACAGATGGAGCCTCTGTAGGAGTTGAGGCAGGCAAAGGCTTTATTAAGGCAAAAAATACTACTTTACAAGTAATTGATGATAATAGGTTTGAGCTTTTAGATCTTAAAAATAGTAAGGCAAGATTTGACACAAATTTGATTGCTGCTACAAATACAAGGACTTATCAATTGCCTGATCTTGATGGTACTCTTGCAGTAACCTCTCAATTACCTATTAATTACAGGAGATATGTGGGAGAGAATGTAGTTGGTACCACAATACTGACAAATACAAATCAAACTCTTACGATCTCAAATCCTCCTCTTGCAGGAGCAGGGACTTATTGGATGTATTTTCAATGTGAGGTTGTACTCACAGGAGATGAGGATGTCATAATTGAGTTAGTTGATGGAGCCTCAATCAAAGAAATTAGAAATATTGCTAACAATCAAGGAGGAGGAGGAGCAAGATCCACAAGACACTCTGTGTCTTTTGAGTGTCCTGCTTTTAATTATAACGCAGGGACAATCTTATCTGTCAGAGCAAGGAAACAGCTTGCAGGAGCTGCAGAGATACAAAATGGACTTTATAGAGTTTGGAAATTAAATAATTAAAAATGATATTACAAGCATTAGAGATTGACAATAATGGAGATATTGAGCTGATCACAGAGACAGCTCTTGCTTGGACTGATGAGCTGCTTGATGGCAGATCTCCAATAATTGTCAGCAGTTCATTAACTGCAGGATATCAAGATATTACATCAATTGAGAATTTTGACAAATGGAGCAGTTTTGCTCTTGGCAAATTTGCAGGTTTTAGAGATTGGAAGTGCATCAGATCACAGATCAAAGCTCTTGCTTTGTCAATCACATCAGATGATCTTGGGACAAATTGGAGCAGTTTAAATGCTGAGGAGCAAAAGCTCTGCTGTAAGTATTTGACTAATATTGTGCCATCAGCAAGATTTATTGAGACTTACTCAAACGCATTGGACAGGACTCAGATTGCTATGACATTTGACAGCTTGAGTACATCAGCAAGAGCTCAGAGATATGAGACAATGAGACTTTATTTGCTTGATGCAATTGGGGGGACAAATGCAATTGCTTTTCTTGATGATGCAATCAGAGAGAGCAGAGTGGAGGCTTATCTTGAGGGAATTGAGAGCAAGGCTGATGATGGCAAAGATGGCCTGATGGATTTTATTGATGCTACAGATGGGACAATTTATGACTCAAATGCTACAGGGATACAAATTGGATTGAGACTGAGAGGATATGGAGTTGTAAATGGATCAGGAGACAGCCTGTCTGATATTTGTGACGGACTGCTTGCAATTATGAAAGGATTAATATAATGAGATCAATATTAAAATATAAATTTTTAACAATTGGAGATCAAATTGTGGAGCATACATCTTTTAATAAAAGAGATATTGTATCCTATTTGTCTGCAATTATCAGGCTTAGTACAGACTCATATTGGAACCATCAATTATGGATTGGAGATATCAATGAGGATGGATCTCCTGTATTATTTGAGGCCATTGGATCAGGAGTTGTGAGAGTTCCTGATGATCAGACAAGAGACAGACTGCTTGGATCAGATATCTGTGTCCTGACTCCTGTGCAGCCATTAAGCAAAGCTCAAAAAGCAATGATAAAAGACTACAGCAAGCAAGTTGAGGGAGTTAAATATTGGTATCTTGGGACAATGTTTTATCAATTAATGCATTTGATTTTTGGAGTATGGCTTGGCAGGAGAGATGATGACATCAAATCAGCCAAATACTGCTCTCACGTTGGGATGTTTGTCTTTAATTTAGTGACAGGATATTGCAGGAAGTCTTGGAAACAAACTCCAAAAATGACAAGGAGAGAAAATTGTCTGCATCCTGTATGGAGTGGAATTGTGAAAAAAGTAATATTATAATAAGATGGCAAGATCAATCAATGAGATTTATAATCAATTAATAACTGAAAAGGAGACAAAAGCTACATTATCAGGCCTGCTCCCTTTGGGGACAAACTTTGAGGATCTATTGACAGACATTACAAGTCAGTCAAAAGTGGCATTATGGAGGCTGCAATTATATCTGCACGCTTTTAGCACTTGGATCCTTGAGAATTTATTTGATAAATTTGTGACTGATGTGGAGCTGACAAAAAAGCAGTCTATTTTTGGGACTGAGCTTTGGTGGATTGATAGGATTTTTGAGTTTCAATATGGTTATAATGTGGAGATCTTGGAGGCAGATGGGAGATACTCAATAGGATATCCAATTGAGGATCCTGCTGCTCAAATTGTGGAGGCTGCTGCATTATTTACAGATGACAATGGAGCAAGCACAATCAAAGTTGCAAAGGATGATAATGGAGATCTTGTCAAGTTTACAAATTTAGAGCTTACAGCATTAAATGCATACAGAGACAAGATCCAACCTGCAGGAGCCAAGATTGATGTCATCTCATTAAGTGCTGATAATTGTGAGATCATTGCAGATGTTTATTATAATGCCTTATTTGATATTAATCAGGTACAGGCAGAGACAGAGGCAAAAATTAATGCATACTTTAAAAATTTAGACTTTGGAGGAGTAGTTGTGATCAATAGTCTTATTGATGAGCTGCAGTCTTTGGAGTTTTTATCTGATGTTTTTATCTCATCTTTTAAAGCTGCATCAAATGGACAGCCTTTACTTGCTAAGTCAAGACAATATGAGACATCATCAGGATATATCAAAGTGACAGGAGGTCTTGATCTTGCATCATCATTGACTTATATCCCTGTATCATAATGAGCTTTTATAAAATAAATATTGATCTATTAATCAAGAGGATGCTCCCTACTCAAAAGAGGGATCAATGGCATATTGATTGGCTTTTATCAGCAATAAAAGGGATTAAATTTGTGTACAATAATTTTTTAAACTACAGGACAGATACATTGAGGATCCTTTCTTATAATAGTCAAAAATTATTATTTGAAAAATCACTCAATGACTCTTGTGATCCTGTATCAAAAAGGATATTTATTGACAATGCAGCAGATGACTTGGAGGAGACTTACTGCTATCAATTAAATGAAATGCAGGAGGATGCTTATTGCTATCAATTAGCAGAGGAGCCTTTCTCAGGTCGCTACACATACAAAATTATAGAATATGTATTCCCTTTTGATTTTACAATTTACATCCCATTAATTTTGTTTAATTTTACAGATAAGATCAAAGCAATTGCAAATTTTTACAAATTAGCAGGCAAAAGATATGCAATAAAATATTTTTAAATTATGAATAAGAGACTAACATTATACACAGGAGGACACAAATTTCACAATGAAGATTTTACACATCTACAGGAGGGAATTGAGGAGACTTTTGAGACATTGATTAATGGAATTAATCCAACAAATACAGCCTTTCATTTGACAGGATCAGTTGTTACAATCACATTGTCTCCTCCTGTCATTGGAGATCCTTTCTACACTTGGACAGCAGGCTTTGGAGTGATTAATGGAGAGGTCTTGCCAATTGCTGAGCAGATCTCAGCTCTGCCTGTGGATGGGACTTGGGGACTTTATGTGGAGCAGACTGCTCTTGCTCTTAATCCTGTAGCTTACAGAGATGGACAGCTCAGACAAGTACACAATATCAGGCAAATAGTTGCAAAAGAGGTTGCTGTGGCAGGGACTCCTGATGCATCAATCAGCTCTTTTTTTCAAGTGGATCTGTCACAAAATCAATTAAAAAGAGGTTTGAGAAAAAGGGATTTTTCAGAAATGATACAAAGATCTTTTGACAAAGATGCTTTGTCTGATAAGTTGATTTATGACGGATTAATTAATAAAATTGAGGATAATGGATGGATTGATCTTACAATTAATCCTGCTTTTACAGCAATCAAGCCTGTGCAGTACAAAAAAATTAATAATACTTTGATTTTTAGAGGTGTCATTGAGGGAGTTGCAACAATAAACGAAACAAACTTATTTAGTGGCATCCTCTCAGGAGACAGGCCATCAGGAAATGATTTGATAATGATGGATTTTTTAAATAGTTCATTGGATGTAGGATTGCAAATGGCTAAAAGAATACACGCAAGGATTGAGTCATCAGGAGATGTAATTTTCTTAAGTCCAAATTATCCACAAAATAATGGAGGTTGGAGAGTATATTTATCAAATTCAAAATATGAGCTTTTATAATGTCAGATCACTCAAATAAAATACTGACAATTGTCATCAGTGAGACTTTATTGCTTTTGACATCTTATCAAAAATTGTCTGAGTTTGGATGGCTATCAGCAAAGACTTTCCTGCTTGCAGGGGTTGCTGCTCTTGGATCCTTAGTTTTTAAAAGTTTATTTAATTATATTAGTAAAAAATTTAAAAAATGAGCTACACATTAAGCAATAGATCAAGAGAGAGATTGACAGGAGTGCATCCTGCTTTGATTGAGATAATTGAGGAGGGTATCATTGAGAGTCCTTTTGACTTTGGGATCCCTACATTTGGAGGATTAAGATCTGAGCAGGATCAAAAGAGTCTGTATAATAAAGGCAGGACTCAGGAGAGCCTTGACAAAGGGGAGAGAGTAGTGACATATACTGACGGAGTGATAAAAAAATCAAATCATCAAGCCAAAGCTGATGGATATGGATGGGCTTTTGATATTTATATCTATGATGCAGAGACAAAGAGAGCCTCTTGGAATGTGGACAAACTTGCAGCAGTAGCAATCCATTTGATCAAGATTGCACAAAAGAAAAATATTTTACTTGTTTGGGGAGGATCTTGGACAAGGTTTAAAGATTATCCTCATTTTGAAATGAAAAAAAATGATTAAGAATTTAACAGACAAAGCTAATTATTTTGCAAATAAATTTGAGAGCAAAGCTGTCAAGATTGCTGCTTTTTGGGCTGCATTGACAGGATTAATTGCCTTAATACCTACTTTTTTTGCAGGAGCTTATTGGATATTTACGTTTGGCACTCATTTGTATAATTTGGACAAGTATGTGAGTGAGATCACAGAGGCTCAAAAGTATAATTATTTTATGATTGCACAGCTCTCAAGGATGATTGAGGCTGAGTCTGATAATAAAACATCATTTGGAGTGCCTGTGAGGATGACAAATCCTCCCACAGGAGCAAGCACAGGAGATCTTTGGTATTTTACACATTATAAGATAAATGAGAGATGGCATCCTATAATATACGGAGCCTTTCCTTATATCACAAAAAAGCAGGTCGGTATCTTGGACATAAATGGATCCTATGAGATAGCAGGCAAAGAGCCTCATCCTGACTTGAATGAATTAAAAGAGTTAAATAAATGAAAAAAACTTTTAAAGATACAAAATTTGGAGCTTTTATTGCAAAAGCAGGGCAGTCAATGCCTGAGATCCTATCAATTGGAGGAGAGATCCTGACAGGAGATGTGGGAGGAGCAGTGGAGAAAGTTGGAGCTTTGCTAAAAGGCAAGGCTGAGACAGATCCTGCTGCTGCATCATTATTGCAAGAGTTTGAAATAGCAAAAATGGAGTATCAAAAAGAGATTTTTGCTCTTGAGGTTGAGGACAGAAAATCAGCAAGATCAAGAGAGATTGAGATTGCAAAAACAGGAGGACAGGATTGGATGATGTACTTGACAGGCATTGCAGGGATTGCAGCCTTTTTTGTTGTAATTTATGCTGTCATTTGGATCCCTACATCTCAGACAAATAAATTATTTATTCATTTGATGGGATTGATTGAGGGAGCTGTAATGACTATATTTGCATATTATTTTGGGACAAGCAAATCAAGTGCTGATAAAACTAATTTATTATGAATTTTTTAAGAATTGCAGATTATTACAGCTTTATAAAGCAGGATAATCTTGATGTAATTATTGAGGATGCAGGAGGATCTCCTGATCAGAGATTTTTGACAGAGACTGAGGCTGCAGCTTTGTCTGAGATACAATCATATTTGAGACACAGATATAATGTGGCAGAGATTTTTGCTCCTGTGGATCAGTGGAGTATTACAAAAACTTATAATACAGGAGACTATGTTTATGAGGTATTAAGCAATAATACTTATAGATCTAAAATAGATGCAAATCTTGGTAATTTATTGAGTGATGGAGGATCTTGGGAGATCACATCAGATCCAAGAGATGCACAAATGAAATTATATTTAATTGACATCACTCTGTATCACTTACACAGCAGGATCAATCCAAGAAATATCCCTGATCTAAGACTGACAAGGAGAGATGAGGCTGTCAAATGGCTCACAATGATATCAAAGGGAGACATTACAATTGATCTGCCTGAGATTGATGATGCTGAGTCAAAAGGAGGATACTCAATAATTGCAGGAGGAGAGACAAAAAGAGTAAATAATTATTAAATTTGTATTATGGGTTTAAAACTTGGACAAAATATTGAGCTAACTTGGGGAGGTCTTGTGATCAATGAGAGCAAGCCAACAAATGAGATCTTAAAAAGTAAGATTGTAGAGAGGCAGCTTTATAGGTTTAATGCTGATATTGGCAAATGGAGACAGGCTCTCAATGCTGCAGAGTCAATCCATACTCCTCAGAGAGCAGAGCTTTTGAGAGTATTTCAAGAGGTAAATTTGGATGCTCATTTGTCTGCATTAATACAGAGCAGGATCTCGAAAATAATGGCTCACAATTATAAACTTGTGGATCCTGATGGAGAGGAGTCTGATCAGACAGCTTTATTGCAAAAAAATTGGTTTAAAAAAACAATCAAATACATATCTGAGTCCATTTTTTATGGCTACAGCTTAATTGAGTATGATGATTTGAATGATTTTGAGTTTGGATCTGTAGAGCTTATCAAAAGAGAGCACATTGAGCCATCAAAAAAGATATTCAAAAAAGAGTATTATTTGACTACAGGACTGCCTTTTTTAGAGGATCCTTTCAATAATTGGACTTTTTATGTTGAGCAGGATGACAACAAAGGCCTGCTAAATAAAGCAGCTCCTTTGACTATTTGGAAGAAAAATGCTCTTGGATCTTGGGGAGATTATAGTGATATGTTTGGAGTCCCTCCGAGAATTGGCAAGACAAACGTTAGAGATGACAAATTGAGAAAAAATATGGAGAATATGCTTGAGAATATGGGGAGACTCTCTTATGGTGTATTTGACAAAGAGGACACAATTGAGCTTGTAAAGGCTTCAGGGATTGATGCATTTAATGTGTTTATGAGGTTGGCAAATTTTTGCAATCAGGAGCTCTCAAAGTTAATACTTGGACAGACAATGACTACAGACTCAGGATCATCAAGATCTCAGTCTGAGACTCACGAAAGGACTCTTGACTCTGTGATCAAAGCAGATACAAATTGGATTGAGGCTGTTATTAATACAAATTTTATCCCTTTTTTAATTGAAAAGCATAATTTTCCTTTACAAGGATTAAAATTTAAGTTTGATCATACAGAGTCTTTGAGCTTGACAGAGCAGATGGATATGACAAAGGCCTTGCTGCCTTTTAAAGATGTGCCAAATGATTGGATAAATAAAAGATTTGGGATCCCTGTGGAGGATAAGACATTGACTGCCTCAGGAGATCCTGAGAATTTTTTTTTTGACTCAAGATTAAAGGAATTTAAAAACACATACAAAGGCTTTGATCTTATTGACATAAAAAATGAGATTGAGCCTGAGCCTGTGATCACTCAAGCTGAGGAGGAGCAATTGTATAATGATATTTATACAGGACTGATCTCTGTCAATGCATTGCCGAAAAATTTATATTTAGGTACAGCAGAGCAATTGGAGAGAGCTCTATTTGATGGATATGGAGGTAATTTAAAAGCATTTAAACCTGATACAGATAAGTTTAAACTGCTCAAAAAACTGCACAATGATCTTTACAAATTTAGTGCAGCAAAAACTTTCCAAAACACAGCAGAGATGCAGAGTCTTTTGAGGACATCAGATGGAGCACTCAAGACATTTGCAGAGTTTAAAAAGGAGGCAGGATCTGTCTTTGATCAGTTTAATAAAAATCACTTAAAAACTGAATTTAACACAGCCCAAGCAAATGCTCAAAATGCAGAAAACAGACAAAGGATGTCAGATAATAAAGATGTCAAGCCTTATGCTGTTTATAGGACACAAGGAGATGACAGAGTGAGAGATGAGCACGCAGCTCTTGAGGGAGTAATTGTGGAGATTGACTCTCCTGAGATGAGTGCAATTGATCCTCAAAATGATTGGAATTGCAGATGCTTTTGGGAGAGCACAAGCACTCCTCCTCCTGAGAGAATTGAGGCAAAAGCTGAGATCTTTAATGCAGGAGCTGAGATCAATCCTCTTTTTGCTTTTAGCAGCTTTGATGATCAGATTTTATATCCTAAAAAACATCCTTATTATAAAGTATCTAAACAATTTAAAACTAAAAAAGACAGAAATTTTGATCTGCCTCTCCCTGAGTAATGGCAAAAAAAGACTTTAATTTTATATTGAATAAGGGACAGCTCCCAAAGATACAGAGAAATATTGCAGTGAGATTGTCAGAGATGGCAAATAAGCATTTTAATAGATCTTTTGACAGGGGAGGCTTTACAGATCAGACTCTGATCAAATGGCAGCCAAGCAAGAGAGAGAGAGATGGCAGAGGCAAGACATTGATTGACAGAGGAGATCTGAGGAGATCCATCAGGCCTGTACAACAAAACTACAGACAGAGCAGGATCATATCAGACAGGCCTTACTCTGCAAGACACAATGACGGCCTTGCAGGTATGCCTCAGAGACAATTTATGGGGACAAGTGCAGTCCTTAACAAAGTGAGCTGTAAAATAATAATTGAGGAGCTAAACAAAATATTTATAAAATGAGCAAAAAATTAATATATCAAGAGATCAAGGCAAGGATCACAAGTGAGATCCCTGCTGTTAAGACTTTCAGATTATGGAATAATCAAGTAAGTAATGACAACATAGAAAATGCTTTCAATTATCCTGCAATATTTTTGGAGTTTGCTGATCTTGAGTACATCAATGAGCAGGCAGGATTGCAGACTATTATTGGAGCAATAAGATTGCACATTGTACAAGAGGAGTACAGAACAGAAAATGAGCTTAATCTTGACTTTGTGGATCAGGTTGCAAAGGCTGTCAATGGATATCAGACAGATACAATAATCAAGCCATTGATCAGGACATCAGAGCAGCAAGATATCAATCACGATCAGCTTATCATTTGGGAGCAAGACTATGATTTTAAAGCAAATGATTGTACATCATCCAAATATAATGGAGGGATTGAGATTGCAGGAGGAGTGATTGATCTTGAGGCAAAGAGAGACACAGAGATCACTCTTGACATTGATAATGATAATATCAGGACAGGAGATGGAATTTAATCCAATTTATTAAAGAGTTTTTTATCAATAAACAAGCAGAGCTCCTGATCATTTGAGGAGCCTGCTCTTGGCTTTCTGCCTGATAATTTACAAAAGCCTTTAATATCTAAGACTTTAATCCACAGGATCACATCATCAGAATATTTGCAGAGTAAAATTGCAGTCTTTTTGTGATTGACTTGAGAGAGCTTTGCAATCTTTTGCAGGGATATAATCTGCTTATCAAATTGATCACTCTTGGCAGTGTAGCATTTAACCTCCACAAAGCCAACAGGAGCTCCTGATCTGTAGAGTAAAAAATCCACATCATTTGCTCCAAGTTTCTCAATCTTATCACATTTAAAAACTGCTGCAAATCTCTCCACAGCAGCTCTCTCATTGATCAGATCCTGCTCAGTTTCAAATCTCATTTTTATTTTTAAGTCCAAAAACCAAAAGAGCTGCATCTCTGCTGTGCTCACTTGTCTTTTCTTGCCATTTAGTCAAAGCCTTAAAAGGATCAGGACTCATCTTTGTCATCCCTTTTGCAGGAGCTACAGCCTCAAATGTGATCATCATATCTGTCAGGTAATCCTCCCAAATTTTAGCATCTCTTTTGATTGATCCTGCTCCTTGCAGTTTTGTATTGCTGTTTGATCCGTACCATTTACGGAGTCTTGCATCTTCAAAACGCACAATTAATCCCTTGTAAAAGCCTGCCTCTGCTGCTGTTTTGTACTGCCTGACAGATCTCATTGCTTGATGTAATTTGAGAGTCTTAATCTCAAGGAATTTCTGAGCTCTGCAGCTCCATACAGCAAGGCCTGTCTTGACTCCTGTATCTATGCCAATATAGATCATCTCAATTGCTCTTTTATGTCCTCAGATTTTTTGTGTCTCTCAGTGTAGCTCTTGCCTCTCAGCTCAGGCTCCTCCTCCTGCAGCTTTGCTCTGCTCCTCCTGATGCTCTCAGGATTTGTGATATTGCCATTTATAAAATGCAGCATAAAGAGCTTAGAGCTTGTCTGATTTGGATCAAGATTAATCCTTTGCATATCATCAGCCCAAATATTGCATATCAGTCTTGGATCATTGTCTCTAAGGTGGCTGTGAGCCTGTAGGAGTGCCTTGACTCTTGCCTTTGTTCTTGTTATTTCTATACTCATTTTTTTTCGTTTTTTATTTTTAATTTACATTAACATCTCCCTGTCAATTGAGCTCCTCTCAGTATCCTCTCTCAAAATTATATTATCATTTCTTAGTCTTTTGATCTCATCCTGCAGCTCTCCCTGCATCAGCTCTGCTGCCTCCAATTTAATCAAAAGCTCTTTGCTGTATCCAAGATCATCCTTTGATAATTTATCAAAATACTCCTCATTTTTTTCTGTGAGATCTTTGATAATTTTGTCTTTGTTGGCAATTGCTTTTTTCTGTGCAGCAATTATTGACTCAAAAATTGACATATCTCTGCTCATAATTAGTCTTTTTTATTATTAAAATATTCGTACTTTTTTGCCTGATATTGCATCTCTGACAAAGATGGAGCTTTTGCCTCCTCCTGCTTTTTTTTCTCTTTGATCTTGTATGCATTGTAATCCACAGCAGGCAGCTCCTCAGTCTTGGCCATCTTGATCCTGTGCAGCTCTCTCTCTCTTGTGGAGGCTTTCTCAGTCAAAACAAAATGCATCCATTCACTGATAATTATCATATTTAATTTGCCAAAAGTATTGCCAAAAAATCCCTGTCTGCCTTTTTTCAAAGCCTCAATGACATCCTCAGCAGCATCAAATTTATATTTGTCAATCAGATCCTCTGTGAGAGTCTCCAATTGGATTGGACTGAGGCTGATATCAAGTCCTGTGCTGCACTTTGCAAGTGCTAACATAATTAAGTCCCTCACAGGCTTATCTCCTATCTCTCTGAGGTGTACTACCATCGGAGGACATTTGAGCCTCTCAGAGCTGCTTAAATTGGTCTGTATCTGCAAAGCTGTCTGAGATAGCTCCTGCAATTGTTTGTTTTCTTTCATTGTTATAATTTTTTAGTTCAAAAAGTCCTTTGTATCCCTGTGCAATACTCTCCTCAATTATGGATATTGCAGCAGTCTCTGAGCCTGATGCAAGCTCTCCAAGTTTTTTGAGTGCTGCCTGCTCTGATAATTTGCTTTTGTATGTAAATTTGTGCTGATCCTGTTTGTATCCTTTCCACATCTCCCACATCTTAAAAAATTTCTCACTTTCAAAAGGATAAAAGATCTCCTCCTCTTTTTTCTTAATTTCATTTACATTTACATTATCATTTACATTTACATTTACATTATCATTTACATTAACACTTACAGCTTTTTTTGCTTTGCTTTGCTTTTCAAATAAAGCATTTGCTTTTTTTGCTTTGTTTTGCTTTTGTGGCCTGCCTCCTTGCTTGCCTGCATCAGATCTCTTTTGCCTGATCCCTGACCATTTATCAAGATCTCTCTTGAGCTGCTGTTTTATTGGCTCAAAAGCTATATTTACAAGCATATCATCAGAGATTGGATCCTCATCATTGACATATTTTAATATGTGTTTTAAGAGCTTACCTGCTTGCTCATCAGGCAGCAAATTGATTGTGCTGATAAGGTCGCAATATAGTACAAATGATTTTTTCCCTTGCATAATTTATTGATTTTTGATCCACAGATCAAGCTCTGATCTGACAAATACGTTTTTATTTTTTGTCTTTGAGAGCAGCTCCTCAGGCAGATCAATGATCTTATTATTAATCACTACTTTTGATCCTATTGGCTTGTGAAATGGCAAAGGATTAAAGGCTCTTTTTGTCAGTTTCCTGATGTTATGCACAGAGCAGCCCAAGATTTGAGCTGTCTCTGTGATTGTTAAAATATCTCTAATCATTATTTGATCCTTAAATTTTGATTTTCTATAATCCTGCAGCCTTTGATCTCAGCTCCTGCCTCAAGAGCCTCCTTGATTGCTTTCTTATCTGCAGTCTCAGTGACTTTGATTGTCTTGAATTGATCAGGTAATTGATTGACATCATCAACCTCTACAGATTTGCTTGATCTTGTTGTGATTGTAGTCAATCCAAGATCAAAGTCTCCAAAAGTTTGTTGTGCCATCAGGAGTCCATCCTTTAATCTCTCAATCAGATTATTATTGGCTTTTTTAATTGCAGTCAGTCTCTTGATCTCTGCATCTACATTTGAGACAAATGCAGTCCTGTCTTTTATTACCTCAAGATATGCAATCCCTTTGGACTGCAGCTCTCCCTGATTGATTGTGAGTGCTTGCTCCTGCTCTGCAGTCAGCTCTCCTGTGCCTTGCTCCTCAAGATCTGTGAAGATCTCAAGAGCCTCTCCTGTTATTTGATAAAGTGATTTTTTCATTGTTTTAGTTTTTAAAGTTCTTCATATTTAGTCACAGGCCTTGATATTTTATAGCCTCTCATTTTTAGCAATACAATTGCATCACTTACACTGCTGCTCTCCTGTTCAATTGGAGTAACTCCTGCAGATTTTTTCTGCCAAATAAATCTACTTTTGTGGATGCAATGCTTTTTTAAAAAGACAGGCTGATCACGCAAAACTCTCTTACTAATACCTAAATCTTTTGCTGCAATCCCAAACTCGTGAGATGTAAACTCAGTGTCCATTGAGTTTAAAACATCTGTCATCAATTCTCTTGTGTTTTTCATTGTTTTTTTATTTTGTTTGTAATTTAATTAATTGATTTTCAGTTGCTGTGTACTTGCCTGACAGGATCCCTTTGATCACATCTGATTGAGTGCCTTTACTGATTGAGGTCTTGATATTATCATCTGTCAATACTACAGGAGCAGCAGCCACAGGAGCAGTCTTTGCTGCAGCCTTATTTCCATCATCATCCTCAGCCTGTAGTCCAAGCAAGCTCTGCAATGTGTATCTCCTGTAATAAGTCACGCAAGATCCTATCTTTTGAGGATTTGTCTCATTTACAGGGAGAGCAAGCTCAGAAAAAATCATTTGAGCAGGATCCTCTTTGTCCATTATCACAGATCTCACATATCCTCCCTCAATTGGCTGAGTCAGGATCAATCCTTGAGCCTCCAAAAATGGCTGTAAATTTTCAAGGATCTGATTGATATCAAAATATTTATAATTGAAATGAGGATTATTTTTGTCTTTTGTCATCTTGCCAATACTGCTCTGTATTTCTGCAATTTTTGAGTAAATATTCATTTTATCTGTTTATTTCGTTTTGGATCATTACTAATTTATCAAGCAGGCACATAATAGCAAAAGAGCTGTGAGCCATAGTGTATCCCATTTGAGATGCAAATCTGTCAGGATGCTCCTCTTTTGCTTTGTCCCTGATCATTTCCTGCAGCTCATCTGCAAGGCCAAGAGTGCTCTCTCCTGCAATAGCTCTCTTTGTAATTTCGTTAATTTTTTCGTTTGTTTTCATTGTTTTTATGTTTTTAAATATAATTGATAATTCTGTGTTGTCTTTTTCTATTATTTCATCTTGCCAATTCATTATTTCCATTCTGCAAACATTATCTCTGAATTATCTCCCTCTGCTGCTTTTATTGCTCCTCTTTTAGTTTTTGAGGCAAAAATCACATCATCATTTTCACATCTCCAATAATTATTTTCTTTTGAAATTTCAAAAGCTACTCCATTTATTATTTTTTTGTATTTTTTCATTTTTTTTTCGTTTTTTCGTTTCTCTGATGTAAAGGTAATAATAAAAATGATATAAACTAATACTTTATAATAAAAAGTGATAATAAATAAGCAAATCACTCCCAAAAGTCTCCAAATGTACAAAATAAATTTAATATTTATCTATTTTGCAGATCATTCTCAGCAGCTCCCTCTGCAATTATTGTGCAGTGCATCTGACAGAGATCCTTTAATTTTAAGGGGAGCATCTCCTCATATTTGACTGATGTATAATCATTGTAATACTTGACAGCCTCAGAGATGCTTGCCTCCTCATCATCAATGTAATAGTCAGCACTTACAAAATTGCTCTCAAGGATCGTGAGCTCATCCTCAGCAGGATCCATCCCATTTGAT